CACCTGCCAGCACGACGTTCTTCTGCTTGGTGGTTGCCAGTGCTTTCTCTACCAGTACAACAGACTTGTCTTCCCACTCCTTCTGAACACGGGTAGCATCAGGGTGAGTATTGTATGGAGCGAGACCCATCACCTTACCTGCCTCAAATTCACCCAACTTTAAGAAGTCTGCCACCGCATCAAACTCCTTACCAATACCCCAAGTGGCATACTCATCATAGTTACCATCTTTGTAGGTGTTGTATTCTTTATGCTTCACCTTCCAGTGGAAGCGACGACCTGTCTTACAGTGGAAGATAGTCTCACATTCGTCACCCTTGTCAGAGTGCGATCCATTACTATCAACTACGATCACTGCTGCCTCCTCAAACCCAGAGTTGTAAAACCCACAGGCAGCATGTGTCAGGTGATGTCTGTCCCGAAAATCAATCTTTTCAGCATCAGGAAACAGACGTTTGATCTTTGTAATACACTTCACAGAATTCATCTTCTTATATTCGTTCCGCCAATAAGCATCGGAGATGGCGACAGCATCAATGTTCTCTACCATATCCAACAACTTACTGACATCAGAATCTTTTTTGACTCTGGTCACACGTTCTGCTTCCAAATAAAAATCTATCTGCCCGTCATCGACGACACAGATAGACCCGTTGTTTGATAAATTTACTCCAAGGATTCGCATTTCTTCATCATACGATTGATCTCTGGGAACCACAGCACCTTAATATCAGAACGTTCGAACGTATCGATAGCATCCTCAGGTGTTTCAACCAACGGTTCCCCTGCTAGGTTGAATGAAGTATTTAACACCATTGGAACTTTACTATACCTATAAAACTCTGAGATCAGTTCATAGTAATGTGGATTAGTTTCCTTGGTCACAGTCTGAATCCTACAGGTGTGGTCAACGTGTAGAACCGCAGGAATTTTATCCCTAACCTCCTCCTTTGCTTCTACCGCATACATCATCTCCCTTGAGTGCTCCAAGGTAGACATATCAAACCAGTCAGTCGCATGTTCTTCCAGCACACTGGCAGCAAAGGGTCTGAACTTCTCACGGTTCTTTACTGTGTTCACTCTGTCGGGTCCTAGACCGTCCCGAGGATCGTATAGGATACTCCGGTTGCCTAGTGCCCTAGGACCTGCCTCAGAGCGTCCCTGATAGACTGCTACGATCTCTTGCTGGAAGATATAAGTAGCGATCTCTTGTGGAGTCACCCTGGGCAGGTGACGAAGGTGCTCCAGACTGTGTACTGGACCCGTATACATTACCATCCTGCCGCTTCTGCTACCGTGGGGAACTGTTCTTTAAAGATACGCTTACACTCAAGAGCAATGTCCATGTGCTCCTTCTGTGTACCGTTAGCAGTCCTCAGATCAATGTAATGGTACCATGATCTTACTGAGCCCGTCATGTAGAGTCTGGTTGGACAGGCGAGTGGAAGCACAAAGCGAGCACACTCCTTTGCCACACCTGCGTCTAGCATCTGGTTGTAAAGAGCAGAAGCAGAACTAAACAACGTCACCATCTGACGGTTCAGTCGTTCTACAATCACAGGATCAAGATCATCAGTACTGTTCTGACGATTCTTAGTGTCCTGACGACGGAGTTCAGGCAACTCAATCGTATCGCTCAGCAGGTTAGTGCTGGCATAGCGTTGCGAAAATTCTTGCATCGTGAACGAACGGTGACGAAGCAGCTGAGCTGCCAGTCCTCGCGTGGTCTCAATCTCAAGGGTCATGTGTGCCTGCTCAAAGACAGACCAGTGACCATGCTTGATACAATAACCCAGAAGTTTCGCGTAGTTAGGATTCTCCTGGTTGTTTGGGTTGCTGACTCTGGCGACATACGCCATTGTCTTCTCCGCATCAGGAGTTACTGTTACTAGACTTACTTTCATCACAAATTTCTCGGAATCCTCGTTTCTTTTTAAGAAGTTTCTTCGTCAGTTTAAGTTGTAATCGTAGATATGTCAACTCTGTAGGTGTGTACTTCCAGGGTTGTTTTAGTGCCTCCTTAATGAGGCGGATAGAATCTTTATACCTCATAATATTATAGTAAGAAACAAAAAAGGGGTGCCGAGCACCCCAACTTCTATTTAAGGTAGTTGTCAATGCTTCTGTAGAAGCATCAGTTCACCGTATAGAATTGACAAGAAAGCAACAGACCCTAGGGATACGATCCCAGCGATTTGTACTGCCTGCATGTCACTTTGTGTAAGTACGACCGCGATAGCAGAAAGTGCCGTGAGACTCTTCTCCTGCTTTGCGAACCTCACATTTTACACCACGATAAGCGGTGTGAGTGATTTGAGCATCGTGAAGAGCAGATGCTTTGTTGATCTGCTGTTTGATGATCTGCAAGGTGTTCATGTCTGACTCCTAAAGTAGTTGGATTTTCGCCCGTTCCTTTAGTCGTTTGCGTCCCAGTGAAACTCACATTCTGGTACAGATTCCTTTACGGTCTCGACCAATTCTACCTTGATATTATCAGGTAGATTCTCATGTGCGTCAATCCTCAGCATGATAGCGTCGGCGTCAGCACATAACATATTAGTATAAAATAGTAGTTCCAACATGGGATGAACGCTCCGTTCCGCGACTTACTTGCGTCCCACCCGAAAGTGGGATGAACGTCAGTGCCATAATAGCACATCATATACTATGTAGTCAAGTAGTTTGGTATAACTTGCTACTTTTTCTTGCTGCTCGTCGTTGCCTGCTGTGCTCCCCAGAGTTTAGGATTCATTCTACCTTCTGTCTGGGTCATGTTAACGAAATCTTTTTTATACTTGTCGTAGTAATGATCAAAGAGTTCGGATTGCTTACTTGCTGTAGCAATATCATAATATGTGGTGTCACCCTCAATATACTCGATCATGTATGCCGTGTAAGGCAGACCGCGATCTAGTGAGACTGAAGGGTCACACTTTTCATGAATCATTTTCATTTGTCACGCCAAACAATATCAGGGTATGCCTCTTCGACAACTTGACGAGTGATACGATACTTCTTCTGGAGTTCTTTATCCTTGACCAACATAAGAAGGTTCGCCTCGTCAGCGTGAAGCGACTCTAGAAGTTGAACAAACATTTGCTCACGCTTCATCTGGGATAGCTTATCGTTGCCACCCTTGATGTAATTATACAGGGTTCTCCACTCATGTACAAGTCGGGTATGCCCACCACTGTTTGCTGGTGCTTCGTTTGGTTTGTAAGGAACTTCACCCTCGGGTAGAGCACTGCGGATGCCTTTATCATAGTTCCAAATGATAAGTGCTTTAACATCGTCACGGATGTTCTCTTTCAGCAGTTTAACCTTGTCTGTTTTGTTCTTTTTACCATGTACAGCAGTAAAAAGTTCAGAGACCAGAGGATTATCAGGAAGTTTTGCCATAGTTAATCGTCAAATTCATCTAAATGTGATCCCTCAAATCGAAATGCGATAATTTCATCGGGGAGTTGATTACCGTTCTCATCAAAACATTCTGGATGAGAATAAATTGGGGTGATGTCTGTAATATACTGTCGGAACAGATATCCAACAACTAAACTTAACCCCGTTAAGAGCATTACACAGACTACTGATAGTCCAATAACTGCTGCTAACATTTTCTTAACTCCTACTAACGTTTCCTAATTTCTAGGTAAAAAGAAACTTCCTTGTCGGTAAAAGGAAGAACAATCTTACCAAAACTCAAGCGTTTTGATGGTCTCTTCCTCCTTAGTAGTAGTTCTACGCCTTTATTTAGACTAAGCCCCGCTCCCTCAATACCTTCACTGTCTCTGTGCATCCGCCTACGTGCTCCTCGTTGATTACGACTTGTGGAAACGTAGCACCATCACCAAACTCACCGTAGAATTGTTCTTTAGTGAAGTGCTTTTCATATGTATACTCAGTGACCTGTGCCTCAACCATAGTCAAGACCTGTTTAACCTTAACACAGTACGGACAATCTGTCCGGGTATAAACTGTTGCTTTCATCTTTTCAGGATTGAAGTTCGTCCCAGTAAGGTAGTGGTTCGCCTTGGAATTCTGGCAATTCCTTTTCCATTATAGCAGGTGGCAGTCCTAGTTGTCCAGACAACTCTAGGA